TATTATAGCAAACATACTATCTAGTTCCTTATGTTTACCCTCTTGTCAGGGGTATCCTTAAGGCTAGTAGCAGAGAAGAATGCTGGCCATGCCACTGACCACGCTTCATCACACTTAGGTTACTATCTCACCTCCTTCTTATTCTTTGTTTATTGTTATATAGAATGGGGGTACCGTGAAAAGATGGCAGACCCCAACTATCATATTTATATACTACCTCAACCATTTTCCCACTTTTGAGCCCTCCAAGGGCTCTTCTCACCATATATGATACCAAAATCCCTGAATTTCCCTGAGATTGGATTTATCTTGTTAATATGAAAAATTCTGAAAAATTTTGGATAAATCTGAGCATAATACCTAGATAAATGCAGTGCACCACGCCCGAAGCCACCCTAGTAATTAATTAATTCAAGGTATCTAAGGGATCTGCCGATACATAGTAGTATGGAACTAACACACCTAGCAGAGTCAATGGACATTAACTGTCAACCCCTTAGGGCTAACTACGGGGAATGGACAGATAACCTAGCTAAGTACTTCAAGGCTAAGGTAGAGTCAAAATATTATCAGAGTCTAAGATTAGTTTGGATCGATAAGGTATCAGGTTCAATCGTAGACTTAGTAGCATAGTTATAGTACAATTCCCTAAATTAGACCACTAATAATTTCCTTGAATTAATACAGCCTAGAAGGTATACTATATATAGAGGTAACTAAATCATTACAATATATAGTATAGTTAGGGAGGTTAACTAAGATACCTATGACAATTAATACTGAAGATCGAGAAGAGATAATCGAAGAAAGATTAGAGTCAATGTCAACTAACTGTGGTATATGGCAACGAATTCAGGATGGTACATGGGTTAATACCCTTGAACTAAGTCCAGATGATGATGCCATTGTAAGATTTAGGGTGGATACCCGCGTGGTGGGAGCTAGAGGTAACTGCGATTGGATAATATATGGTAAGGATAACTCTGGTCAGGAGTATACCAGGACGGTAGATCCAGAATCTACTGATGTGGTTGGCTTCAAGGCTATAATAGATAGAATGGTTATGCCTAGGGCATCTATGTCACATAGGTTAACCCTAGACTCAGATTCAGACCCAATGATGGGTAATACATTAGTTAACGGATAAATAGAGACGCAGATATATGAAATTAATACTACAAATAGATGGCGGAGGAATTAAGGGTGTAATACCAGCAACTGTGGTCACAGCAATTGAGAAGGCAACTGGGAAGTGCAGTTCAGAGCTCTTTGACCTAATGTCGGGCACATCTACTGGTTCAATAATTACAGGACTCCTAGTTTCAGGTGTACCAGCTAATGTGATCCTAGACCTCTACCTTAAGGGTGACCGATACTTCGTAACTAATAATATATTCAGAAGACTCGCAGGAGGTGCTAAGTATAAGCGCTCAGAACTACTCGACACAATTAATGACATAATTGCAGCTACCCATGGAGCAGTTAAGACCGTTGGCGAAGCTAAGACGAGATGGATATCTAATACCTATAATAAGGTATCAGGTAGGACCCACTACCAGTACAGTTGGAGTTCAAGATTTAAGGATCTAGCTATATCTAAGGTAATATCCTGGTCAGCGCTATCTGCTGAACATTACTTTGGTATGATAACTGAACCAGATTACAGGTATAAAGTTAGCTACCAGAGGGATAAACCAACTGAGGTTGTTGGCGCAGTATTCTATGATGGTGGACAAGGCATAGCTAACTGCACCCTAGATAAGTGTATAGATACATGTTACAAACTTGGATGGCTAGGACAAGGATCAACTGAACAAGTGAATATCCTTAGCTTAGGTTGTGGTGCAAAGCGATTATTTACACCATATAGTAAGGCTAGGCGCAGTGGTAGGATTCGAAGAGCCATATCATACATATCACAGTCCAGAGATGAGGAAGTATACGATAAGCTTGAATCAGCAGCAATTGCAGAGGAAGTTAATCCAAACCTAACGGTTACTAGACTAGATGTAACTCTACCCGCTAAGGAGGATGCCCTAGATGCACTGAAGTATATTCAGAAGTTTGATGGTTATGGATCAAAGTTAATTGATCAGATACCTTCAATATTCCTAGGGTAGGAGATAATATTATGGCGAAAATTAATCAACGTAGAAAGGATAAGGACATGTCTAAGACATCAATTAGGTCCTTAATTAAGAGGACAATCCTTCAAGATGTCACACCTACGTCTGTACTAACTGTAACTGTTGATGATAATGCAACTACGGAGGAATTTAACTCCATAGTTGAACACATTAGTACATCTGATGACTTTAAAGGTCTGGCTATGGTTGTACCTGATAACTTCATAACTAATACATCAGCCCTAACCCTAGGGGAGATTAAGGATATGATCGAGGAACTAATATACATTAAGAATAGAATTGAGTTAGGATCAAATGATGAACAAAGTGATAGTGTTAACATTATGGAGGTACAATAATAATATGCTAGATACTACCTATAATAAGTTCACTAAGCATGTATTAAGGATAAGTCCATATATATTACAGGACTATATTGGTACACCTAATAATTATCGAACCAGGCACGCTATGATAGAGGGCCTCCACTCAGTCTTCAAGGATGAGTACCCAACACTGTACAAATTAATTAGTGTTGAATTTAATGAGTTTAATCCATCTGAGATTGATGTAGTAATTAGGAAGAAACCACAGAGTAATGGTGTTAAAGTAATTAAGTATCCATCATTACCAGTTAAGGCACGACCTAGCCTAGGCGCTGATATAATTGATATAGTTAATGGCGTGGACATAGGATAGTAGGTAATTAAGTAATTAAATAATTAGATAAAGAGTATGTTTTTTTTATTATGACTACCCTCAGGGTAATATAAGAAAATCTAACTTACGTCCAGTAATGGACGGTTAAGATAACCGTAAGGAGGATTATTTTGGCAGTATCAGGAACAATGGGCATTACAAATGCCGTGTTAAGGGCAGGTAGATCTGGCATTGAAGCCCAGAGGGGGACAGACACTTGGGGTGCTAACTATGTATTTAATGCATCTGGTATCCAGGAAGACCTTCTAGTCATAGCAGATGAGTTTCAAAGTTTAAGTACATCAGGTGCATACGCAACCGATGCTGAGGTAGCAGCAGTTTCTGGTGCCATTACAATTAGTGGAGGATTAACTAATCCAACCATTACAGGTGACTTAGCTATTGTCGCATCTGGGACTCAGTATATAGGAGCTGCAGCTACTCCTCTATCAGCGTCTGGTATATTTATGAATGCATCTGATGGTACAGTTATGCAACTAGTCTTATATTCTGATGGTTTAGTATCTGGCGTGGCTGTATAGTAGGTAGGATGTATGGCTTGTCTAATATGCAAGAGACGAACTAATGCTGATCTTTGTACCAAGCATAGTAGACTCTATATATTAGACAAGGAGAATAATTGGCTTAGAAAGAAGAAGAGACTCCCGAGGGGTGTAAGTCGCCGTGAGAACAATAGAAGGTATCATGTCAATGAGCGAAAGCTCAAGGAGATACTATATCTCATTTACGGCAAGACAAAGGTCGTTGACGGCGTACATCCGCTCTGGGCTGTCTCCCTTAAGGGTGCTCTAATGGAGTTCGACTTATGTGTACCATCTTTGAATTTATTCATAGAGTACAGTGGTCAACAACACTTCGAGTATCCTAATTTCTTTCATAGGACCAAAGCTGACTTTAGGGCTCAACAAGCTAGAGATAAGCTTAAGGCTGAGTTAGCAGTTGAACATGGATGGAATCTCTTAGTAGTTGACTTTAATATTAAGGTCGACTATGGAGTGATAGTTAATATCTTAATGAGGTTAGGTTATGTTGAGAATAACACTGATTTGTTTACTGATATTGACAACGTGCAGCACTATGAAGCGAAATAAGGCTGAGGTTGTAGATAATAGTGGTAAACCATTTAATAGTGATATATCGTGCAACCTAGATGGTTGGAAGGTACACACTGCAGCTAGGGACAATGAGTCCCTACTAGTATTCTATACAAATGAGATGGGACTTCCCTCTATGGAAGTAGCAACAGTTGTATGGGAGAACAAGTTGAAGTACAGGTTAACTCATCTACTATATGATAAGATTGATATTATGAAGTGTAATAACACAGATCTTAAGGTTAAGAAAATTAAGGTTAATATAGATAAAGATACAGATACCTGTAAGACAGGTAATCGTACCTAGGAGATAATAATAATATGAAAACGGTAACACATGTATTCACTGGAGCTGGAGTATCGACAGTAGTCGCGGCTTCACCTAGTGGATCCAGGTACGTGGTTATGGGTTTGTCATGTACATCTGGAATAGTTACAGCAGTTAACTATCCATCAAGTGGACTATATGCAGTAGCTATTGCAGCTGCACCGTTATCTAATATGACGGTGTACCCTAGCGGTGATGCACTTGGTTTTGCTGAGGGATTAGAGTTACAAGCAAGTGCTGCTTGTACTGCTTCTGTTTCTTACATTGTACAGGCACCTAAGCTTAGGGATAATGAATATAGTCTACATACTGTCTTTGATGCTAAGAATCAAGTAGTATCTAGTGGATGGCCTGAGATTGTTCAGTCAGGAAGTTACACCCAAGGTTTTGGAGGTTAATTAGTGAGATTATCAACTAATTTCCACCTAGATGAATTTACTCGGTCTCGCTTTGCGGAGGGTGGCCGAGTAAAACCTACACATCAACAAATATATTGTATTAAGATATTGGTCAGTAGTATAATGCAGTCAGTTAGGGATAAATTCGGTAAGATACGGATAACATCAGGTATTAGAGATAAGTCAGTTCATGATGGTTTAATTAAACATGGATATCCTGCATCTGTTACATCTGATCACCTAGCATGGTGTACAGTCAATCCATATGGGACAGGGGCGTGCGATTTCATCCCCCTCGAAGCTAATCTTAAGGAAGTATTCCTGTGGATTAGCAGTAATTGTATATATGGTCAGTTAATCATATATCCAGAGGATGGATTTATACATGTATCTAATGAATGGGAATCGTTATTTAAACACTTAACTAGATCTAAGTTTAAGCAACCTCTCCTGGTTAGGAAGGATGGTGCGTATCATATCTATGAGGAAGGAGTTCTATAAATGTCATTGATGAGGTCAGTATCATTTAACTTCAATAAGATGCTGAAGAAGGTAAGTAGTCTTCCGACCAGTCCTATGTTTAGACAGGTAGCTGGTAAATCAAGGGCCATACCAATTAGTCCTAAGGCAGTCAGATCTTTAACTACCAGGAAAGAAGCAGTTAATCATACATTAATAATGTAGGGGATAAAGTATATGAATGTTAGTGATAAAGTTAAGAAGGAAAAACGTGCCTACGATGAGTTGATGCAGGATGAAGTTAATGATCAACTCGAGGAAACAACCAAGTCCGAAGCCCTAGTCACCTGTGATAGTACAGGATATAAGATGGTAGATGCCCTGCTGAAGGAGTATTATAGTCCTGAAGTTCGCGAGAGACTGAAGTTAACTAGGGCTCAAGTTAAGATGTTATCTAATTCCTTACGTACATTAAATAAGAATATACTTAGATACTCCGCTCCGATAACATGTAAGGGACCCCAATGTCACCCACCTAGTTCTTTAATTAGAACAAATGCTGGAGATATTCGCATAGAAGATATTACAGATGATCATGTTATAGCACAGTATTATCAGAATAGTAATTCTATATACTTACCAAAGAAAAAATATAAACATATACTAGGTTCTAGGCAATACAATGGATTAATGCATACTATGGTAGTAGCTGATAGGTCATATGAATGTACAAGTGATCACATCTGTATAGCTAAGTGGAATGATCTCGCTAAGACTGCTTACTGTGTTTACTTAATGAGACGAGGAAGTCATTGGAGAATAGGACACGTAAAGTTATTTAAAGAAGAACGAAATCAGTCTCAACTATCAGCTAGGTGTTTAACTGAGAACGCTGATGAAGCATGGATATTAGGTATTTATGATACTAAGAAAGAAGCTTACTTTATGGAGGATTACTATTCTATACAGTTTTCAACGTCTAAAATGTGCTTTATGGCTATGACTTATAGACGATCTAAGTGGGATGGGTCTACAAAGTGGTCTACTCAGGAAGAACTAGATGCGTATCATGATAGTTTATTTAAATCAGATAACTTCTATGGTGAGAAGTTAAATTCTATCGGTCTTCTATTAAATAAACCTATGTGGAAGAGAGGAGAAGATAATAGGAAAGGAATTAGATCAGCCTTTGACATAGAAGCATGTAATGTGATCTCTGGTTATATGAATATGGCGTATGATATTGGACAGCATTTAATTAGTAGAAGAAATGTAAAGGCAAGATGGACAAAAGTAGTTAAAGTGTCTAGGGATTATAATGGAAAAGTGTATAGTCTCGGAGTCGAACCGTATAATACTTATATAGTAAACGATGTAGTTACTCATAACTGTTACATGGCCGATAGATGCCCCGTACAGAAAGCTAAGTGCGCACCGATATCCAATCCATGTGTGATTGAAATGATGTTAATTGATGAGTGGGAGAGAGCATATATAGTAGACTTAGATGTCGATATGCAGTCTAAGGTTGAGTTAGATATGGTTAGAGATATGATTGAAGCTGATCTAATAGATTGGCGCACATCACATGAGATAGCAACGAACGGTATATTTGATCTGCAAGCTATTGGTATCGATGAACGTACTAAGAAACCTATAATTAGGAAGGAAGAAGCAATAGCTATAGGTATCAAACTTAAGTTCAAAACTCGCAAGGATAAACTTAGGGAAGACTTAATGGCAACTAGAAAGATCAAGGCTAAGTTCGGAGTTAATAAACAAATTGATCCATCAAGGTTCGCTTCTGACATTAATCAGAAATTTAAGGATATGCAGAATGCTGATGAGGTAGAAGAGTAATGGCTGGTAAGAGATCATTAATATCAGGAGCTCTAACACGTCTCTCGCAACTAATTAGTAAGACTAATACAAGTAAGACGTATAGAGCTGCGAAGTCTCTAAATAGACAGAAAGTAGCTAAGTTCGTTGGTGAAGCAACTAGTTCAGCTAAGGAATCTAGCTGGGCTAAGGCACTTGAGATGAAGATGTCCTCGACGTGGGGCATAGTTGGAGGCGTAAGTGCAGTAGCTAATAAAGGATCAACTAAGGTAGGCGGTGCGTTACTCGGTGGTAATAAATCTATCAGGAGGAGAAGCGGTGCATTCGTCCTTAGAAATACTGTTGGTTTACCATACAAAGTAGCTCGCACAGCAATTAATAATCCAATTAAGACAGGTATGGTAACTGGTGTAGTAGCGGGAGCAGGTGGTAGTATGTTAAATGCAGCTGAGAGACGCATGCAGTCTACGAAGTCTAGACGATCTATGCAAGCTGGTCACCTTGGAACAGATGGACTAACGTTATCACTCAGTAGAACTAGACATAAGTAGTAGAATAATATGGCAATGAATTACAATCAACAAAGTGATATGGTGAACCAACCAGCTGGTATTGGTTGGTGGGACATGCAGAAGATGTCGATGTTATCGACATATGGTGGGTCAAAGGTTTGGAATAGCTATGGTCAGGGTAAGGGTCTACCATGGTCTGGGTTATCTGGATTTAGGAGATTAGCATTAGGTAACCAAGCATTTGGAGCTAGTAGAGGTCCATCCTTTAGTGTATTAGGAAGCGTTGGTCAATATGCAGCTGACGTAGCTGGTAAGGGAAATGAATTTAAGACTGGTGGTCTCTTTGGTAAGGGTGGTATATTAGGAGCGGAGAAGACTGGGATATTAGGTAAATTTATTGGTGGAATGAAGGAAGGACCATTTGGTAAATATAAAATGCCGTATAAACGAAAGTTCTCAACGCTAGTTCAAAACGAAGTAGATTCTATACGTAGACTAGGTAAAGTAGCTGGCGCTAGAGGCATAGCAGAGAAGAATGTAACTGAGATGCTTAAGGCAGCTGAGGGTGAGGTGAGGTTAGCTGTAGGTGGAATCCAAACTAGTAAACGGCAAGCCTTTGCTGGTTTACGTGGTAAACTACCAGCACAGAGGAGTAGTATCGTAGCTAAAGTATACGGTGAAGCTGGTGCTAAGACTATGTCTAAGGCTTCAAGATTAAGATTACTAGGTTCAGTAGGGAAGGGAGCTGGTGCTTTACTGTGGATGAAGTTCGCATATGATGTCACTAAACCAATAGTTGGTGCAGCATTCGATACAGCTTCAGTAGCAGCAGAGGAGATGGAGAAGAGACTAGGTGCCTTAACTAATAATAGAATCGAATTCGGTGGAGAAATACCAGGTGGATTTTATTCTGGTCAAGCTTCAACTGAGAGACAACGTGCTCTACAAGCAATACAAAGCTCTAGGATTAATGCGCGGACCGCCATAGGCAACGAAGGAAACTTACAACATACTGGTAATACATGGTAACACTATGATACGCAATGAGTTACAAGACACTGTTATAATTTAGTTGAATTTACGCATTTAAGAAGGTATAATATATATGAAGAACAATGATTTAAGAGTATCAGTTCAAGAAAAACAGAAGCTCCTTCGTGCAGGTTGGACAAAAGATGAGATAACGCAACTAGAGATTCAGAGAGATCCAGTCTTATGGGCTGAAACATTTCTTAGGAATCCTGACCAACCAAATAAACCCTTACTGATGCGTTGGTATCAGAAAGATATGCTTCGTTCTACAGTTAAGAAGAAAGTTTATCGATGCGGTCGAAGGGTAGGAAAGTCGATTGTGTTATGCGTAGAGATGTTATGGAATGCATTCAATAATAATGATCTAGGTATTCTAGTATGTACACCATACAAGAATCAGGTATCTGAGTTATGGAAGGATGGATTCTTAAAACTCATTAAGGGTAATGAGTTTATAGGAGCCTCAATAAATAGGATAGGGCAGAACCCCTTCACTATTGAATTTAAGAATGGTTCTAGAATATTAGGAATGACTGCAGGTAGTTCAACTGGTAATAAAGGTTCTTCTATCCGTGGAATTAGTGCTGGTAAACTCTACCTTGATGAGGTAGACTATATGGGCGATGCAGCTATACAGTCTATCATGGCTATCATGGCAACTAAGAAGGGATCAACCTTCACAATCTCGTCTACACCGACTGGTAAACGAGAGTTCTTTTATGATGCATGTAGCAATAAGTCTTTGGGATATACGGAATTTAACTTTCCCTCCTCAGTTAGTCCAGAATGGATATCCATTGAGGAAGCTAAGGAGCAGAAGTTACCACTCCATGAATCACAAGAGTACTTATTTAGAAATCAAAATCCAGAACATGTGTTCTCACATGAGTATCTAGCTGAATTTGGTGAGGAAGCACAAGGTGTTTTCAAACATAGATTCATAGATGCATCATTAATTACATATGATCCAGAAGTAGAGAAATCTGATCCACGTGGTTTAATGTGGTGGTGCGGAGAACCTCAAAATTCAGATCATGTATATGCGATGGGTGTTGATTGGAATGGAGATAAAGTTGGTACACAGATAGTCATAGTAGAACTATTGAAGACACCAACTGAAATAACTCATATAGTGCGTAATACTGATGATGGAACTAGTAGTAAAGTTACATCGGTCTTTGATAATAAGTATAGATTATATTATAGAGAGTCAATATCCATTAAGGATATGACTCAAATAGCATCTGTTGCTAAGATAATCGAATTGAATAATAGATTTAAGCTCGATCATATATACGTTGATGCTGGTTTCGGAACCACGAATATCGAGGAACTCAGGTTACACGGTATGAGAAATAGGGAATCTGACCTAGCGAGAAAGATTAAACCTATAGAGTTCGGTGGTAGTTTACAGGTATATGATCCCTTTACTAGGACACGTGAAAAGAAGTCAGTTAAACCATTCATGGTTAATGGCGCTGCTACTTCTGTTGAGAATGGACAAGTAATTCTTCCAACTGATGAAGATGAGAAAATCAAATTAGTGGGGCAGATGCGTGAGTTCTGCGTGGATAGAATTAGTGCATTAGGTGTTCCGACATATAGTAAGGGTAATGACCATATATTAGATGCCTTTATGTTAGCTTTACTAGCATTCCAGATGGAATATAGTACATTTGTAAAGGCTAAACAAACTACGATTGTTGACATTGTTTCTAATCCTAAGAGTTTAGTTATTGGATTAGAGAAAGTTAATGAGAGAGGTTTTAATGATAAGGATGATAAGTCATTATCAAAGTACGCGACTAAGAGAACGGCACTGTTAGGCTGTGATAAGTATACAACTGATAGTAAGGCTCGTTACCATGACTACGAACATGCTAACAGTACTTCTAGAGTCAAGTCACCCTTCTCATCTAATGTTGGGAAGGTGTCATGGACTAAATTAACTGGAGCTCCAAGGAGGGCAACCTTTTAATGGCTAATCCATTTACTGGTGCTGGAAAAGTACAATACATTCCAGATAAAGTTAAGTCACCTGTAGGTGACATTGAAATACCCGAAGATTATCTTGCTAGGAGCTTAGCTCTTGAGTTTGATAATGGTTTAGCTGATATTCTAGAATTAGGTGAAGCACTAGATACATTAGAAGAAGCAGCTAATCAACAGCTAGCTGACATGGATATACCAGCTACTCCTGGTACAGAAGATCAGATTAGGAGAATATGTGATGGTGATACGATTACATTAGAATGTTATGAGAAGGCTCTTGGTATACTTAAAGCTCTTCCACAGGTAGTATTCGGCTACGATCCAGTGCAGGCCATACACGGCACTACGATAGCTGATGTAGTTGGACCGAAACTTACAAGTTGTAAGGACTTCGATCCAAATTTGTTCTTTGGCAATAATACAGAGACGGCGGAAGATACCGCCAATGATCAGAAAACTGATCAGACTAAGAAAGTTAATCTCAATGAACTAATGGAGAGAGCTAGGAAGAATCAGGAGAAGTGGGCTAAGTGGATACTCTTCTGGGACGTCATTTGGGGTAAAGCCTCTATGAAGGAACCCTTTAAGTCTCAGAGTGAAGAAAATGACTCAATGAAGATGATGAAGACACCAGGTGGTACTACTAATCTTCTCCCTACGCAAGGTAGACCTCAGTCATTAGAACAATTGATGTGGGAAGCTTTTCCACCCTCAGCTGGACCACTTGACACTGTACTAAGGGGTGGACCTTATCCAATTAGTGAATATAAGACATATGATCAGAAAGTAAGTTCATCGGCTGTTATTTGGAAGGAACCATGGTCTATGATAGGGAAGGGAGAGATTCGCGTCAGAGATAAGGGAATACCATCTATTGAAGTCGGGTTTCTACTACCATTGATTATAGGATTAATAAGTCTCCCAGCTAAAGTACTTGAATTAATATTCAGTATCTATGCAATTATACGGAAGAAGATGAGTATCTTTAAGAAGATACCAATAGTAGGGGGAGCAGTATTTAAGGTTATGACTATGCAACCTGACCTTATATTCGGTATAGTAGCTGTTATACAAGGTATATTTATAGAAATAAGTATATGGTTAGCGATTAAACCCTTTGGGTATAATCCTGATTTCGGATCACCTGATGATGCGGTACCAACTATAAATCCTCAAGGTGCAATTGATGAGAAAGCTACAACTGAGATAGAGATAGAAGATACACCAGGTGGGTGGATGCCCCTCGATTGTTTCAAAGCTGCACAAACAGTAGTTAATACAGTTAACAATGATGCGGTAAGTTAGATGGCGAAGTATAATAAAATGGCAGTTGTCCTTAAGGGTGTTATAGACAAGTATAGGGATGAACATGAAGCTATTAAATATATGCACTATAATATAGATGACTCTGAAGGTTCTAGATTACTTATGGAAGATACTAAGAATAGGCCGTTCTACAGACAACGATATCTTAATCAAGAGTCCTTAGCATTTAGAAATTCTATCTTCAAGGATAACGATGACAAGTAATTGGGATGCGTTACATACACCTGATCAGTCAGCTGGTAAATACGGTAAAGTAATTTACGGTCAAGACACTGACACTTATGATGCACTAGCTGAGTTAGAACATCAGAAATCACTACGTAACCAAGATGATAAGATTAGAGCATATAAGAAAGATGTCGTAGGTGGTTATAAGGCTGCTACTGAAGAAGCCTTTGATAAGTCAACAATTAGAAAACCAGATAAATATAATGAATCTGACGATGACTTTAAAGATAGAAAATTTAACTTCATTAAGAACGTTCGTAGCGTTGCAATGGATAAATATAACGAACAACTAGATAGAGAGAGAGCAACTGTTGGTAAAACATTCGACTACAATACTGGTCGAGCTAAGGACGAGGGAGCACTCTCATTACCATTAGATATACCTCTATCAGTATCAGCTGCAGTTGCTAGCGATATTGGTTCAATAGCGGGTAAAGTTGATGATCAGTTTGGTAAAGTAGCAGCATCGGCAGTTGGTTCATCTAGTTCCTTGAATAAGGGAATTTCAAGGATAGAGGATGGTATTGATAAAGCAACTGTAGTTACTAGAGCTGTTGCTACTGATTTAACTGAGATAACTAAAGTATCGCCATGGATGAAGAAGGCCCTTAAGAATGTTCACGCTAAACGCGATGAAGCATTAAAACTTAAGGATGTTCAACCCTTCCTATATGGTATTAAGGCAGCGTGGTATGATCACCTTGGAAGTCACCTCAGTGGAATGGCTGATGTACTTAATGAATGGTGGCATGATCCTAGGACACTATGTTGTTTCATAAAGAACATAGTTGCAATGGCTAAGATATCAGGTACTGATACTACAAAGATCTTTACAGGACAAGAGAAGTTTGAAGACTTAACTGGAACTAGAGAGTTCTTCGATAAGACTATATCAGTCCTTAAGGTACTTAGAGAGTTTCTCAAGAAAGATATAGCTTTTGGGTTATCCCTTAATATAGATTTAGGATTAGCTATGTCTAAGGCTTCACTAGCTGGATTAGTTGCTGCGCTCCTAGCATTATATGAGGGTTTAAAGGATAATACCTATGCACGTATGCTCGATTGGTTAGATAACCAAGAGAGTGAGGAATGGCGCCAGTGCTTCCCATTAGAGAAGATGTTTAAGATATTAGTTGACTTCCTCTATGGACCAGGGAAGGGTATATTTAAATTCATCGAACAATATGTCGATGGGTTTATAGGTAGTATATATAAGAATAAGCATCATGGATATAGTAAAGAATCACAACAAAGAATGAGGGATGTCACTGCACTCGATAAGTTAATATCGATTCTTGAAAATCTCAGAGATGCGATGCTTAATCTTGAACTTTGTATTGAAGCCGACTTTAGTCAAACGGAAACACCGCTTGATGATACTATTACGTCTCCGCACATAGCTGGTGTCGGAGACCAATATGGATCAGTAGATCCATCTAATAATACTTCTACTGTATCTGGTGGTTCATCCACTGGGAGGGGTAGAGTAACTTTCCCGACTGATAGTGAAATGATTAGTTTCATCACTAATAGAATGGGAGAGACTGAGGAGTTTGCTAGACAAGTAGTTTCTACAGCTGGTAGAACTAATAATACAGCTGGTTTAGCAGATGGCTCTGCTGATAACGCAGGTGCTTCAGCATCAGAAGGACGTGGCGATACACAGGAACTGGTAAGTGCGATAGGTGACTGTTCTAGAATATTAACTGATGATAAGTTAATCGAACTAGCAAGAACGATGAAGGAGTGGCAGATAGGCCTCTAGATGAGTATTACTACTACAATTCAAAACGCGTTAGCTAACTGGCTAACAAGAGGTGTGACCCAGAAAACACTGGATGCATTAAGCGATAAAGCGTTAATCGCTACTAGTACATCAGGAGATTCATCTCCTAAGGCCGTTAAGGTTAAAGCTAGACATGCTGGTATGGTGTATAATGCATCGATATCTTCAAAATACGGAGGTGAGGTTTATACTCATCAAGAGTATGACATGGCATCTGTAGCCAATTGTATAGATACTGACTCATACTTCAGACGAACTGTAGCAAAGTACCAAGAACTTATATGGAAGGGGAAATGGACGTTTATTGGAAAGAACATGCGCGCGGTAAACTATGTTAAACGAAGATTTGAACAGATAGCAATGGTATCCAGTGTACCTACTCAAGAATTATTTAGACAGATTACAGCTCAGTTAATTACATATGCTAATACATATGTATCTAAAGTTAGGAAGGACACCGCATCAGGTGGTAGATATAGAAAGTCCTTTGATGGACAACAATTAGCACCAGTCGCAGCTTACTTTGTAGAAGATACAGTCTCGATGAAACTAGCAGTTAAGGAGAATGGTGATCCGATAGGATATAAGCAAGAAATCCCAGGTACTACTAAACATAAGGTATGGAGACCATGGAATATGGTTCATATGTATTATGATAAGAAACCAGGGCTAAGGGTAGGAACACCAATAGTATGGCCTGTCCTTGATGATATTAGGGCTTTACGTAAGATAGAACAGAATGTCGAACTCCTAATATTTCAACATACTATCCCACTATACCATTATACAGTAGGGACAACCGATTCACCAGCTGATGATGCTGAAATTACAGCAATTAAGGCAGAGATTGAATCTATGCCACCTAATGGTGCCATAGTTACACCCGAGAGACATAGTATTGAAGCTATTGGAGTCGAGAGGAAGGCACTCGATGTTAAGGATTATCTTGATTACTTCAAGGCTAGAGTATTCTCTGGTCTAGGTATGTCATCTAGTGGCATGGGAGAAGGTTCAACATCTAATAAATCAACAGCTCAAGTTGCTAATAAAGACATGCACAATACAACTGAGGGTTTTCAAACTGTAGTTAAGATGTTTATAGATGAGTTCATAATTAAGGAACTCTTACTTGAAGGTAATTATAGATACTCAACTAGTGACGATACTAATAAAGTTGAATTACATTTTCCTTCAATTGATAGTGAAGAACAGAGAGCACATGAGAACCACTACATACAAGCATATATGGAACATGGAATAGATGAGGATGAGTTAAGGGCCGAGCTCGGGCGCGACCCCGTAACTGAGAGAGGTAAGATGTACTTCGACTTAGTTGAGAAACCAAGAGCTATAATTAATGCAGTTGATGAACCATATACAGCTGCTGCTAAGAAACTTAAACAGAAGACACAACCAACTAATCAAAGTGGAACATCTGCTACTAAGCCTAAGATAACTAAGAATGATAATAAATATAGTAAAATAATGAATACATACAGTGGAACTAAGACAGACGTAATAGACGCTTACACTGATTATGTTAATGGTAACGAGTTCGTAGCTAGTGTCTCCGATATGATTAAACATTCTATCATGGATATTACTAAGAAACAGATAGCTGAAACTATAACTGATGAAGTAGCTACTAAGATGATATCAACCATACTCGATTCAATGAGTGATCGTATCGGTAAGATATTCGAAAGTGAAAATCAGTATGACGGTATCAGTTCTATCCACGCGTTATTTGATTCTAATATATCTATAGTAGAATCAATCTACGAAACTACTTCTAAGAATGTAGTAGAAGCAACAGGAGATAACAACTGTTCATAAATGTATTGACAAAGGTGTTTAATAAAGGTATATTATGGGTATGTATTGTGGTTTAGAAATAGATCGTGATTTAAATGCAGCATTAAATCTTAAACAACTAGGGAA